TCTACCAGACGTTCGTGCTTATGCGGAAAAGCACTTCGCCCAAGTGGGTGCTTTGGCTCGCACTAATAACGTTCGCTTGTCATTTCATCCTGGTCAGTTTACTGTGCTGGCTAGTGAAAATCCCGGCATTGTAGAACGTTCAATTGAGGAGTTTGAATATCATGTGGATATGGCCCGCTGGATGGGATTCGGTAAGACCTTCCAAGATCTTAAAATCAATGTTCACATCTCGGGTAAACGCGGCCCCGAAGGCATCATTGACGCATTGGGAAAGTTATCCCCAGAAGCAAGAAACTGCATCACAATCGAAAACGACGAAAACTGTTGGGGAATCGACTCAAGTATCGAACTCGCAAAACATTGTGCCCTCGTACTTGATATACACCACCACTGGATCCGTACAGGAGACTACATTCAAGCCACCGACGATAGATGTCAGCGTGTGATTGAATCGTGGCGTGGCGTTCGTCCTGTTATTCATTATTCAGTCAGCCGAGAAGATGTGTTAATAGGGCATTGTCCAATTACGTTACCTGATCATGCATTATTGCTAGAGAACGGCTACAAAAAACAGAAGATGCGAGCACACAGCAACTTCTATTGGAACAAGTCTGTTAATGATTGGGCATTGACTTTTAGAAAAGACTTTGACATTATGTGCGAGTCTAAAGCTAAAAACCTAGCTTCTAAAACACTGTACGATTACAGTTTAACCAATTAAAAAAGGGCTCTCGGAGCCCTTTTTTATTTTACCTTCTTTGCTTTAATTACTGCTACCTTTTTTGGTGCAGTTTTTTCTGCTTTAGGCTTTGTGGCTTTTGCCGGAGTTGCAACCACAGCTTTAGGAGCACGTGGTTTACGCGGCGTCTTAGCAGTTACCGGAGTAGTAGCGGTTGCAAAATCCATTGGTTCTAAATCTAATGCGACTGAAACCGGATCAACCTTAGCTTCTACTACTGGTTGCACTTCCTCAACTACCGGTTGTAGTACCACATCATTTGCATGTACAGGCTTTGTTTCTTCAACCTTGGGTGCTGCCGGTGTTTCAACTGGCTTGCCTAGGAAGAATTCTTTAATTGTTTTAAACATCGATATCTCCTTAAAAGTATTAACTCGATACTTTATTTACTATTACAGGAATTTCATTTAACACCCTTTGAGTAACTTAAAATAAATACTTGTAGAATACTACCTGCTGTTATTTTGACAGAATTTTACCAGAATAAATATGGTGTAGTACAGAGGAAATTATGCCACTAAATCAACAGATTATCAATATCGGTAGCGAACCAAACGATGGAACAGGCGACAGCGTCTATGCAGCTTTTCAGAAAGTTAACTCTAACTTTACAGACATCTATACATTGTTAGGTTTTGGTGCTGGATTCAGCTTTTTAAGACTAAAGGAAGCTCCTAGCACATTAAGACCCAATGCTATTTTACAAGTTAACGCAGAAGGTAATAAATTTCTTAATAAAATTTTAGTAGCTGGCACAGGTATTAACATTGACTTTGTTACAAGTTCAACTGAAATCAGGATCGTTAATACTGCATCTAGCCTATCAAGTGATAAGAATCCAACACTAGCAGCAGACATCAGCGGTGAGAATGCATTTAGTATCATTAACATGGATAACACAGGTCCACATGCAGATTGGGATGCAGTTAGTCGTAAGTGGGTTTATGAGAACTTTGTTAACCGTGACGGTATTACTAGATATGATAACACTAGTGTAAGTGAGAGCATATATGACGGAATGAGTACGATTCGGGATAATGTTGAATTATTAGTAAGTCCTACAAGTTCTACTCACATTGTTAACAAAGGATATGTTGACGAACTTGTTGACAACAGTGGTTTTGCAAGTCGCCAAAACTTCTTTGTTAGTTTAAGTGGTGACGATCATCAGTATTCTTTACCTAGCTATAAACGTGGGCGGGCCTTTGCCTATGCATTTAAAACTGTTAATCGTGCCGCAGAAGCAGCAGAACAATTTATTGCAGCAAGTCAAATTGTACTAGGACCGTACCAAAAAACTGTTTCGATGAGTAACGGCACAGCAAATCCTGTTGTTACTAACATAACCACTAGTACATTGCTAGACACTAGCTCTTTTGGTATCCGCTTAAGATTAACACTAGATCCAGCTAGTTTTAATATTGGATCAGATCCCTTTATTAATAAAAGTATTTTCCCAGGAAACTACATCATTGGTGCAAGCAGTGAAGCAGTAGGTCTAGTTGAAGCTATTACACTCGATGACGTGAATGGCTATGAATACTATGATATTACTCCAGTTGATTACGCTAAACCATATCGTATGGCAGTTGAACCAGAGCCGTTCAGCTATAATGCGTATGTAACCAGTGGTGGTGAAATTACCGAAGTAGCGTTCTTATTAGACGTAGCAGACAGCATTGACATTCCAGATTTTTGGATTGGTTACAAATTTGTCATCACTAATTCTAGTTACGGTGTCATAAGCTATGGATATATTTCTCGAATTATTCAAGAACTAGACGACGATCAAAACGTTAGAGACACTATTGTTGTTGAGTTTAGAGATGGTCTCGGATTACAAAATGGCGATGTTGTTGACTATGATAAGTGGCACGTCTATGCTGCCGACTTTGAATTAAACGAAGAGCTACAATGGGGCCAAAAACAGAACAAGAATCAATCTACTATTATGGTAGAGTCGGGTGAGCATAACGATCAATACCCAATTAAGGTTCCGGAAAACTGTTCTATCCGTGGTGATGAATTCCGCCGAAGTGTTATTAAACCTGCACCTTTAGAAGGTACAAGACTTCCAGGTATTAGTAGTTCTAAATGGGCTAATACATACTTCTTTAGAGATGCCCAAATTGACGGTATTATTGTAACACAATTAAACACTGCAACTGATTATGCAAGTGCAGCAGGTATTACTATCAGCTCAACTGATAATGACTCAGTTACACAAACTGTTACTGTTACTGTAGATGCAGGAGTTGTTAGCACCAATTGGATTGGAAAGATTTTCAAAACTACCGGTGCAGTTTCTGCACAAGGTGAAGTTCGAGCCGTAAGTAGCAATACTTTTGCAGTTTCTCTAGCACAGAACGAAGTTAATTTTGAAAAGAGTGCTTACAATTATACAGTAGGCAATACTATTGCTTACGGTGCATGGCATATATATGAACCGTTCAAATACGGATATCATTACCTAAGAGATGCTAGTCGTCCAGTTAACACATTAACTACTCAGACTAACAGTGGTGGTTATAATAATGCCGGTTCTATTCTACTAGACAACCGAGAATTTATCAAAGCAGAATGTATTGGCTTCCTAAATGCTACATACCCTAGTTTTGTATTTGATGAAGATAAATGTGCAAGAGACATCGGTATTATTGTTGATTCAATTGCATACGATTTAACTAACGGTGGAAATAATAGAACTATTAATGCAGGCGATAGCTATCGAAATGTTGCAGTAGTTAAAGGATCCCAACTAGCAGAGACTGTTGCGGCTATTAACTATATTAACACTATTGGTCAACGAATTATTAAGAATCAACAACCTGTTACTTCTTATCAAGCGGTCGAAGATCAAGTGTTCACTGACCCAGTTGGTGGTACACTAGTTAGTAGTGGGTCTGATTTAATCTTAGCAGACTTAGTGCAGGCCTGCTCACGCATTGTCAACAACGATCCTGATTTTAATCCTCCCAAGTATAACGATCAAATGGATGTGTTCTTGATGAACGATGCAACAATTAATCGATATATTAGTTGTCAAGGACACGGCGGCTTCATGAAAGTACTTGACCCAGACGGTCAAATTCTTGCCAAGTCCCCATATACTCAAACTGCTTCTAGCTTCTCTAAGAGCAAGAACAGGCACGTATTTGCAGGTGGTATGTTTATTGACGGATTCTCCGGCAATACTAAGATGACTCCTGCTAGCATTACTACTGCATCAGGAACAGGCTATCCAGTAAGAATTAATTCAGCATTGACTACTGGCAGCATTGGACGTCCGAGTGTTGTGCCTGGTGAAGGATATATTCGTCCCCAAGTGCCTTGCTTCTTTGTTCATAGCGGTGTTACATACGAAGTCAGCTTTGTTAGTAACTTTAATCCAACAAACGGTACAGGTAGTTTAAACTTAAATCCGTTACGTCCAGGTGGTATTGCCACTATTACTAATGCAGGAAACATTGCTACAGGATTTAAAGCTAACGCAGGAACAGTACCTGTAAGATTCAGTGCTCCGACACAGGCAGGTGGTCTAAATGCAACAGGTACTGCGGTGATTGGAGTTTCGGGTAATGTATCTAGTGTTTCTGTATCCTTCCCAGGATCAGGGTATACAAACGGATTATTCACGTTCGGAACTACTCAAGGTTGCCCAAATATTGTTATTGGTGGTGCTCGAATTAGTTGGACTAGAAATAGTTCAGGTGCAATTACTGGTTACGAAATTATCGACGGTGGTGTTGGATACGCAGTTGGCACAGTTATTAATTTCCCAAGTTCCGGTGGTACAAGTGCTGCCGCAACAGTGGCCAGTGTAGACGGCAATGGTACAATTACTGCAATTACTATTGGAACAGCAGGCAGCGGCTATAATTCAGATCCGGCAGTAACATTTGGTACTGGGTTAGCATATGTGGCCACAGTTAAACCTGGATTCATTGTTACCGCAGCACATCCTTTACCAAGCGAGATCACATTAATCACAGCTGGTAATAGAAGTATGTTGGCTAACGACTTCACACAGATCAACGACTTAGGCTACGGTATTTTTGCAACTAACGGCGGTTTAGTAGAAAACGTTTCCATGTTTACTTACTACTGCTATAGTGCGTACTATTCTTTAAATGGTGCTCAATGTCGTAGTATTGCTGGTTCTACTTCCTACGGTCTAAATGGTCTTAAGTCAGAGGGGAGCGATCCAACAGAGGTTCCAATTGCAGTTAGAAACAAACGTTCTACTAGCCAGATTGCCACAATTACCGCAGCAGGCACATACACAAACAAAGCTGAAGATGCAACCTTGTATGTAACTGGGTTGTCTTATGCACCTATTGCACAAAGTCAACTTGAAGTTAACCATAGTGGAACTGTTGTCCTTTATAATGTCAAGAGTGCAGTACAAGATACATTTGATAGTACCGTGTATTCTCTATCATTAGATGACGGGCAAGGACAGGGACTAAGGGCAGCTATTGCAAACGGTGAGAAAGCCACGTTACGCATATACTACAATCAAGAATTATTAGATGTAAATGCAGCAACATTAAGCCGTCCTAGTACTGTATTGACTTTAGACGAAGATCCAACATACGTATATCGTGTATTAAAATATTCAGACCTTGGCGGAGATACTGCACTTGCAGAAAGTGATACTCCTTACAACTATATTAACCTAACTCCGTGGACTGAGAGTAACGGTTTATACAGACAAGGCTTAGGCAAATTAACAATTACCAGCGGCGGTGCTGGATTTGGTTCGACTACCACAAACTATACTGCAACAATTCCTGCACCAAGTACCGCAGGAACTGCATCAGTTAATGGCACTGCAACAGATACTGATTTAATTACTATCAGTGGTGCAAGCGGCACTATAATGATAGGTAGTCGTGTAACTTTAACATCTGGTGGTGCTGATCCTAACGGTGCTGCAACTTATGTAACTTGGGTTAATTCTAGTTCTACACAGATTAGAGTTGACCGAACATGGACATGGCCTAACAGTACTGGCCTAACATTCTCCGGAACACAGGCAGTTGGTTACGGCAAGGCTAACAGCAGTGGACAAATTTTTAAAGTTATTTTAACTAATCAGGGTGCAGGCTACGCCGGAACCAGTGTTAGTAATATCACGATTACTGGAGGATCTGCCACAGCTACTGTAACAGCTTACCCAGATGGCGAAACTGGTAATAACAGGATCAAAGTTGTAGACCTTGACGCAGATGATCAGGCAAGGATAGGTGCGGGATTAACTGCAAGTACTCCTTACTATTATATATTTGGTCATGCAGGTAATTTGTATAAAATTACAGATTATATTAACAGCGACGAAACTTATAATGAATGGGGAGAAATTGTTGTTGAGAGAGTTAGTGATGGTGCTACATTACAACATCAAGTTTTGGCTACAGCATTAAAAGCAGGTATTACATCTAATCAACCGGGTGATATTACTGTACGTATTTCTACAATGCGTGTTACCGGACACGACATGTTGAACGTAGGTACAGGAGGCTATGCTGACAGTAAGTATCCAAACGATTTATACGGCCCTCCAAGCAATCCTCCAGACTCGGCATTAGAAACTCAAGAGGTAGGAAAAGGTCGTGTATACTATGCCACTACTGACCAAGACGGTAACTTTAAAGTTGGTAAGTTCTTCAGCGTAGACCAAGGTCGCGGTACTGTGAGTATCAGTGCTCCGATTAGTTTAACTAACGTTGATGGCATTAGCTTTAAACGTGGGCAGACTCTTGTACAGGTGTTTAGCGTAGACGGTACGTTAGGCGGCAACAGTAATAACAGCGTTCCAACTGAACGTGCTATACAAACATATGTTAATAGTAGATTAGGCCTAAACAGAAACAATACTACCGCAGGTGTCAGTCCAATCGGTAATGGATTCTTAGATCGTGGCGGCGTTTTAGAAATGCTCGATACTATCAAGATGGGCGACAACCGTATTGTTAATATGGCCGATCCAGCAGCTGATAAAGATGCTGTTAACAGACAATGGGCTAACCTAAACTATATCAATACCAGTGGCGACACTATGGTAGGTACGTTAGTTACTCAAAAGTTAGAACCTAGTGCTAACTTAACATACGACATTGGTGAAAATGGCAAGCGATACGTTAATGTCTATGCGAACAGATTCCAAGGTACTGCAACTACTGCACAGAGCTTAGATGCTGCGGTAACTATTCAACTTAGCGGTGATGTTACTGGTAGTGCTAGTTTCTCTGGTGCAGGTGGTATCAACATTGTGACTACTATATCAAACAATAGTGTTGCATTAGGTACTGATACAACTGGAGATTATGTATCTACTGGTGCAACTAGCGGATATGGTCTAAGCGGTAGCACAACAGGAGAAACTCAAACATTCACCGTTACTTCAAACGGTACAAGTTCTAATAGTGCAAGTACACTGGTCTTTAGAGACGGTAGTGGCAATTTTAGTGCAGGGACCGTTACTGCAACATTTAGCGGTAACATAACCGGTACTCCGACTGTTCCGAGCATCACAAAGAGCGGCACTAACGGAACTGGCGACATTGGTCAAAGTGATAACTTGTTTGGAACAGTTTATGGCACTGCTTACTATGCAAAATACGGTGACTTGGCAGAAAAATATTTGCCAGATGCACATTATGAGCCAGGTACTGTTGTAGTATTTGGCGGTGCAAAAGAAGTTACTGCTGCGGTAGAATTCATGGACCGCAGGATCGCCGGCGTGGTTGCAACTAATCCGGCGTTCAAAATGAATGCCGAACTAGAAGGTGGCGTCTTTATTGCACTTACTGGTCGTGTTCCATGTAAAGTTGTAGGTAAAGTACGCAAAGGCGATATGTTAATTTCTAGTGGTGCTCCGGGTGTTGCAACTGCTGAAAAGAATCCTGCAATGGGTTCAGTAATTGGCAAAGCATTAGAAGATTATGATAGTCAAACAATTGGCGTCATTGAAGTTGTAGTAGGGAGAATTTAATGGCATTACAATACATCAACACTGGAACAAGTGCAAACAAAGGAGACGGTGATAGTCTCCGAGTAGCATTCCACAAAATTAATCAAAACTTTTCACAAGTTCAAAGTTCCAGTACGTCATCTGTTGTTATCAGCGATAGTGGTGAAGTGCCTGCAATTGAACTACAATCATTTGGTGGCACATTTACCTTACCGGGCGACAACTCTACGGCTGTGCAACTTTTTGAATTTGATAAAAGAATATATAGAGGTGCTAGCATAGATATTCTAGCAGAGAACCAAACTACTGATACACAGGATTCCGGAAGTAGCTATATGGTAACCTGGAATAGCACTACCAGTCATGTGTTAGGTACAGGAATTGTGAGCTTATTTGAAAACGGTAGCACCAATAATGCCAACTGGGACATTGTAGATACATCAATCTATGACAATCGAGTGAGAGTACAGGCCTATAATGTTTCCGGACTAACTGCTACTAATGTAATTTCTTGGCGTGCTCAAGTAAGTTTGTTTAGGTTATAATATGACAGCACCAGTATGGATTACCAATGCGGGGTTCCTGGGCACGTTAACAGAACGAACTGCTATTAATATACCATTTTCAGTTGAAGGCACTGGATCTACATTCAGTGTTATAAGCGGGAAGCTTCCGGACGGAATGGTTTTACAATTAGTAACTACTGCTACGTCGACTACTACAACTGGGTTTATTATTGGAAACCCTATGAGCGTGCCTTCTACAATTAGAAGTCAATTTGTAGTTCGTGCAAAAAATGCACAGGGTGTAGCTGACCGTACGTTTTCAGTAGATGTAACTAGCAATCAAGATCCAGTATGGGTAACTCCTAGCGGATTCCTAGCAGTAGGAACCAGTGGTGAGTGTTTTGCAGTAAACGAACATATTGTAGATTATCAATTGTCTGCTGTAGCTAATGTCTTGTTTGAAAATATGAAACTAAGATATTACATTGCAGACGGAGACGGGCAACTACCCAAAGGGATTAAATTAACTGAAGACGGTAGATTAACTGGCGTTATTGATGAAATAACTGTGCAAGAAGAGCCGGTTGGAGTTTCAGGCAACGGATACGACACTGAAAAATATGACCGTTATCCGTATGATAGTGCTTTCATTATTGAAAATAAAACTAATCGTCCAAAATACATTAAGAAAATTTATCAATTCTATGTAACTGCCACTGACAGTTTTAATAGCAGTCGTAAATTATTTAAATTGCAAGTTGTTGATGTAAACAGCTTACGTGCAGACACTGGGTATATTTCAGCAGATGCAAGATGTTTTCAAGCAGGCGACAGTTACTTGTATGCACCTGCTTGGCTAAGTCCGGCGAACTTGGGTATTCGTCGTGCCGCGAACTATCAAATTGTTAGAATACAAACATATGATCCGCACCCTGAACTAGGTGCAGTTAATTGGATCTGGGATAATATTAGTGTAAATCCGGAAGTACGAGCTATTGCTGATACTCAGTACAATACAGGACCAAGTGGCTTACCTGTAACTGTAAGAGGTGTAGTTGATACGTTTGCTGAGTTACCGTTAGTTAATACCATCGGTGATTTGTACAATGTAGTAGATGAAACTGTTAGCTATGTGTGGAACGGAACGGATTGGGAAAGTGCAGACTTCTTACCTAAGTATAACCGTGCTGGTATGAGTGAGGTGCATTTAAAGAGCTTGTCTAGCTTGCCTCAAGTTGGACAATTGCTTAGATTGGACACATATGTGCCCGATGCAATATACGATACTACTTATACAATCAGTTCAGTGACAGGAACTACTTCAACTTGTGTAGTTGGTATTAAACATAGTCCAGTACTTGTAGGCGATACGGTAGTATATGACACTACACTAAGAGACGACATTCCAGATAATACTATTCTATTCGTTGGAAGTGAGAGTCAAAAGCCGCCCGGATTTAATTTAAATGAAACGTCTGGAGACCTATACGGACAAATTCCGTACATACCTGCATATAGTGAAGATTACAAATTTACTATTAGGATGATTAAAACTGATCCTAAGACCGGAGATCAAAGTAAAAGCGATAGAGTATTTCAATTAAGACTACAAGGCAGTGTAAACACTGATTTACAATGGATTACTACCTCTACCGTAGGAACAATTGCAGCAGGATATCAAAGTGAGCTATCAGTAGTAGCACAACATGAAAATTTACCCGACTTAGGAATTCAATACAGATTTGTACAAGGTGAATTACCTGCAGGTTTAGAATTTAAGAATGACGGAAGTATTGTGGGGAAAATTCCTTATGGTGGAACTACTGAAGTTGATTACTACCAACCTACAGAATTTACCATCGATGGTGGCGGAACTACATTTGACCGTGCATATACGTTTACAGTAGAAGCTACTAATGCCTATCGACTGGCAACAATTGATCAAGAGTTTACAATTCTTATTGGAGACAACGATCCAACTCCGTTTAGCAGCGTGTACATGAGACCGTTCATGGCACGACATAGAAGAAAAGTCTATAGAGATTTTATTAACAATAGAGATGTATTCGATCCAAAGGTATTATACCGACCATCGGATCCAGCATTCGGGCTACAAAAAGATATTCGAATGACTTTAGAGTACGGCATTGAGCGATTAAACTTAGCTGAATACGTTTTAGGGCTACAGAATTATTTCTACAATAAGAGATTCTATTTTGGAGATGTCAAGACAATTCCTGCAGAAGACGCTCAAGGAAATTATGTTTACGACTTTGTCTACGTTGACATTATTGACAGCCAAAGTAATACATTAGGGAAAAGTCCGGATAATATCAGTTTCTTGATTAATCAGGGACTGGTTAATTTATACAGTAATAGCGTTGAAAACTGGCAAAAGAGTCTAGAAAGCGTTCAAATATACGGCGAAACTATTAAAGTAGACGAATATTTACGTCCTAGATTTATGAGTACTATTCAACAGGCAACTGGAGCACCTTTAGGATTTATTAAAGCGATGCCAATTTGTTATGCATTACCCGGCGAAGGCTATAAAATTAAAAGAAAGATTGAGCTTAATGGATTTGACTTTAAGTTAATTGATTTCGAAGTTGATAGATTAATTATTGATCAAACACTAGATTACAGTGGCGATAAATATCTCAAGTTCCCAATTAAGAATGTTGATGATGTACAACCATTAAATGTGCTGGCTGGTCCAGACGGTATCATTATTACTGACTCTGATGGAAACGCACTACTAGTTGAATAAAAGATGAGCACAATAAGTAATTTACCACCGTTAAACACACTAACCAATGCTGTTCTGATACCAGTAGCGGATACTTCTACCAGACAAACATACTATGTAACTGTAGAAACATTAGGAACATTTTTTAGTAGAGAAACTGCGGTAGGTGCTAGCGGAGCCACTGGACCGATTGGTCTACGAGGTGCCACAGGCAGCGGATCAACTGGTGCTACGGGGCAAGGTGGTTCAACTGGATCTACTGGTCCAAAAGGTGATATTGGCTATCCCGGAGGAACTGGTGCTACTGGTCCGCAAGGTATCCCAGGTACTGCTGCATTTATGGGTGCAACTGGTGCAACCGGAAGTCAAGGGCCTGCTGGTAGTGCAGGTGCTACAGGTAGTGCAGGTGCTACTGGTAGCGGTGCTACTGGTTCTACAGGTGCCCAAGGTGCAACCGGTGAACAAGGTGCAACCGGTCTCCAGGGTATTCCCGGAATAGCAGCATTCCAAGGCGGTACTGGTTCCACTGGTCAACAAGGTATTCCCGGCCAAGGCGGTACAGGTGCAACTGGTGCTCAAGGATCAACAGGTTCTACAGGACCCCAAGGTGCTACTGGTATTGCTGGAACATTTGCAGGTCAAGGCGGTACGGGTTCAACTGGACCAATTGGTTCAACTGGTGCTACAGGCGAAGGTGCTACAGGTGCAACAGGGGAAATTGGTCAGCCATTTGTTATTGATGCTGTAGGGTATTGGCCAACTCCGTACGACGAACGAAGTCAATATGATGATCGTCCGTTTGGTTTTGCATTTTTAGAACTAGGTACCGGAACATTATACATTAAACAAAACGGAGATGGTAACTGGAGTGCAGGTGCACCATTTGGCGGTGCAGGTGCAACTGGTGCTACTGGACAAGGAACTACAGGTGCAACTGGTATAGGCAGTCCGGGTGCTACTGGACCAGTTGGCGGAACTGGGGCTACTGGCAATTTTGGTGCAACTGGTGCTACTGGCATTCAAGGACCGACTGGCGACTTAGGTACAACAGGTGCAACTGGTCCGTTAGGATCAACAGGTGCTACAGGTAACTTTGGTGCTACTGGTGCTACCGGACTCCGAGGTGCTACAGGTGCAACTGGTCCGCAAGGATCAACTGGATTAGGTGCTACAGGTGCAACCGGAGCAGACGGTGCTACCGGTCCAGACGGTGCTACTGGTTCAACTGGACCAATTGGCGGTGACGGTGCTACCGGTGCAACTGGTATTCAAGGCGAGTTAGGCTCAACTGGTGCTACAGGCATTGGTTCAACTGGTGCCACAGGTGCTACTGGTAACCAAGGAGAGCCGGGTGCTACAGGTGCTACAGGACAAGGTGCTACAGGTGCAACAGGTGCCATTGGAGCAACAGGTGCAACAGGTGCTACTGGATTACAAGGCAGCACAGGTGCAACTGGCCCGTTAGGAACTACAGGTGCAACCGGTGCAACCGGTGCTACTGGTCCTGCAGGTGCTACTGGTTCAGAAGGTCCAAGTATACCGGGAACTACAGGTGCGACAGGTGCGACAGGGCCGGCTGGGGCTACCGGAGCAGTCGGTTTACAAGGCAGTGAAGGAGCATCTGGTGCTACTGGTGCAACTGGTCCTCAAGGCAAATATATTACCACTGCTACATTAACTTCTAGCAATACAATAATTGAATTTACATTAAGCGATGCTTCCGTAATAAGTGTTGGTCCAATAACCGGTGCTACTGGTCCTAGTGGGGCTACAGGTGCAACTGGAGCAGAAGGTGTAATGGGTGCTACTGGTGCTACTGGAATAGGATCAACAGGTGCGACCGGAGCAACTGGTGCAACTGGATCAATGGGAGCAACTGGTCCACAAGGAGATATCGGACTTCCAGGAAGTACAGGATCAACTGGTTTGTGGGGGTCTACTGGGCCTGCTGGATATGATGGTGCCACAGGTGCCACAGGTGCTCAAGGATCATCGGGTGCAACTGGTGCTCAAGGATCAACTGGTGCCACTGGATTAACTGGTGCTACTGGTTCGAGTAATGCACAGGCCGCAGCTTTAGAAATTGTGCCTTATGCAGGCGGATTTACATACTATGCTAAAGGATATGAAGATAATATTACTGCTACTATTGTTGCAAGAGATGACCTAGGTGATATTAGAGGATCGTTCTTTAGAGGAACTGCTACTGTTGCAGTGTATGCTGACTTGGCAGAAAAATATCTAACAGACCGAGAATACTCAGTCGGTACTGTGATGACAGTTGGTGGCATTGCAGAAGTTACCGCGGTAACAACTAGTGACTGTTATGTTATCGGTGTAGTCTCCGGTAAGCCTGCATATATGATGAATAGTGAATTAGAAGGCGGAACATATATTGCGTTAACTGGTCGTGTACCAGTTAAAGTAGAAGGGTACGTGTTAAAAGGCGAACCTATTTGGCCGTACATGGATGGCAAAGGCAGTACAACTAGCAATGGCCGACAACCATTTGCATTTGCATTAGAAAACGGTTCAGGCATTGTGGAGTGTTTAGTTAAATGAGTACCATTAGTAATCTACCCGTTATTGGTTCAATAACAACGGCAACTAGTATGCCTGTTGCTGACGGCAACCTAACTAAACAGATGACTGTAGGGCAGTTAGGCGAATTCATTAATAATGAATTAGTCACATTCAATGTGTCAACGGCAACTACTAGCACTATTGGCGGAATTAAAATTGGCGATGGTTTAAATATTGACCAAGAAGGATTTTTAAATGTAACAACTGTTGCTACTACTGCAACTACTTCTACTCTAGGAACAATTATAGTAGGCGACGGTTTAGAAATTGTTGAAGGTGTAGTCAATGTAGTTTCAATGGGTGCAACTGGTGCTCGGGGTGCAACTGGCACTAGAGGATCGACTGGTGCAACTGGTCCTAGACTGACCGCAGTAATTTCAACTTCAAGACCATCGGTGGCAGCGGCTGGGGACATGTGGCTTGATACTCAAGAAACAGGACAACTGTTTACTTACAACGGTTCTGTTTGGGTATCAGCAAGTCCTGGTGGTGCTGTTGGAGAAACGGGAGCAACTGGTTCAGTCGGTGCTACGGGTGCAACTGGGTATCAGGGTGCCACCGGTGCTACCGGATTTACTGGCGGGCCAGGTGCTACAGGCTTAACCGGTGCAACTGGTGCCCAAGGCATTCCTGGCACATTTGCAGGTCAAGGGTCTACTGGTGCAAGCGGATTGCCGGGCGTAGACGGTGCAACTGGTGCAACTGGTAGTGGTAGCACAGGTGCAACCGGAGTTGGTTTCATTCCTTTGTATTCTCAAACTACTGCAACTATCAGTTTAAACACTGTAACTTTCGTAACTCATTTATCGTCTAGTACTGTAGCGTATACAGTAAGTTCTAGAGTAAGGGCTACTGCGGACGCTGATATTTTATCAAACTTTGACGGCATTGTTGAAAGTTTTATTGGAGATCAGCTCACTATTAGACCGTTAACTAGCTTTGGTGCAGGAACATTCCAAGCATGGACTATAACATTAGTCGGCGGACAAGGTGCTAGAGGTTCTACAGGACCGGATGGTGCTACCGGAGCAACGGGTATTGGATCTACTGGTGCTACCGGTGCTACTGGACCTCAAGGTGCTACTGGTGCAGGTGCTACAGGTGCTCAGGGAGAAATTGGATCTACTGGTGCTACCGGTGCTACTGGACTTCAAGGGGCAACAGGTAGTGGTAGTACAGGTGCTACAGGAAATATTGGATCAACTGGTGCTACAGGTGCTACAGGTGCAACTGGGCCAGTTGGTTCAACAGGTGCTACAGGTGCTACAGGTGCTACTGGTCCTCAAGGTGCTACTGGGCCCCAAGGCATTCCTGGAACGTTTGCAGGTCAAGGAGCAACAGGTGCTCAGGGAGAAATTGGATCTACTGGTGCAACTGGATTGCAAGGCGGCACAGGTTCTACTGGACCTCAAGGATCTGAAGGAAATATTGGTGCTACTGGTGCTCAGGGATCAACTGGTGCAACCGGAGCAGGTGCAACTGGAGCGACAGGTGCTATTGGAGCAACAGGTGCTACTGGTGCTACTGGTCCAGCAGGTGCTACAGGATCTGGTGCTACAGGTGCAACCGGTGCACAGGGTGCTACAGGCCCACAGGGACAAAACGGTGCCACCGGTCAAGGTGCTTCAGGTTCAACTGGACCGCAAGGTGATCAAGGATCAACAGGAGCAACCGGATTAACAGGTTCAACTGGTCTGGGTGCCACAGGTTCAACTGGTGCAACTGGATTCATCGGTGCTACAGGTGCCGTTGGTGAGTTCGGTAGTACAGGTGCTACAGGTATTCAAGGCACTACCGGAGCGTTTGGAGCAACAGGTGCTACAGGACCGACTGGAACTAGAGGATCAACAGGGGCTACTGGCCCAGCAGGTGCTACTGGTAGTGGTTCTACCGGTGCTACAGGTGCAGCCGGACAGTTTGGGTCTACTGGGGCTACAGGGCAATGGGGATCTACTGGTGCTACTGGTCTATGGGGATCTACTGGTGCCACTGGTCCAACAGGATCAACTGGACCTGGATACCTACAACTAATTTCTACATCAACTACCTTAGTTATAACTACCAGTACTTCGACTTTTGTATTTCAAGTTGATAAAGCATACGGAACTAATGCGTATACAACATCAACTCGTGTTCGTGCAGTGGCATTTACCAGTACTGCATTTAGCACAGTTATTGACGGCTACGTTGAATGGTATACTGGCACTAATATAGGTATTGCTCCATATACCATTAACGGGCCGGGAACATTTAAAGATTGGTCTATTAGTCTTACTGGTGCAAGAGGATTTCAAGGATTTACAGGTGCCACTGGTCCTGCTGGTGCAACAGGTGCAATTGCAAATCCATTAAGTAGCGTCTTTACAATTACAAATACTACCAGTGCAACTTCAACAAACTCTGGTGCTCTACAAGTTGTAGGTGGTGCTGGCATTGGCGGAAACTTACATGTTGGCGGAAATATTTCAGTCAATAATAGTCAGGCTGTAAACGGCCCTGCATTCTCAGTTTATCCAGACTCGGGAGTAACGCAGACAATTACTTCTGGAACACAACAAAAAGTGTTGTTCCAACTTGAAGATTTTGACACTAATGGAAATTTTGCCAGTTCAAGATTTACGCCCACTGTTGCAGGTTATTATCAACTAAATGCCGCAGTTCGCATAAGCGGTACTATGGGTACTGGTGAAAGCATGTTAGTTATTTGGAAAAATGGATCAGAGTATAAGCGTGGTTGGAATGCAAGTGGCACAGAAGTAGGTGCTAGTTTCTTTAGCATGGGCGTAAGCACTATAGCTTATGCTAACGGAACTGGAGATTATTTTGAAGTCTATATTCAACAGACTAGCGGCAGCAGTAAAGATATTACCGTTGCTGGCGGAAACATTACATGGTTTAACGGCTGCATGATGCGTGGTGCGTAATTAGAAATATAGGAATACACAATGGCAATTCAATTTCCATCAAGCCCGATAGCTGGTCAAGTTTACACTTACAACGGCAGTCTTTGGGTTTATAACAGCACATCAACAGCATGGGTTGCAGGCCCATTACCTAGAGGTGCCACAGGTGCAACTGGTATGCCGGGTGCCACAGGTCCTAGAGGATTAGACGGAACTGTAGCGTTTGCAGGTGCTACTGGTGCAACTGGGCAAAGTGGATCAACAGGACCGGGTGGTGCTACCGGATTGCAAGGAATCCCCGGAACTGCGGCAGCACAGGGCAGCACAGGTGCTACTGGCCCTCAAGGGGCAACCGGACCACAAGGAGCTACTGGTCAAGGTGCCACAGGTGCTACGGGTGCAATTGGTTCGTCCGGTGCTACTGGTACTGGCAATGACGGTTCTACTGGTGCTACTGGTCTAAGAGGGGCAACAGGTGCTACTGGTATTACTGGTGCAACGGGTCAAATAGGCCTAACTGGCTCAACTGGACTAACTGGTGCAACAGGTAATCTAGGAGCAACTGGGGCTGTTACAGTAGTGGGCAATACTTACACTGTGCAGACTCTTTACATCTCAACGCTAACTGTTACCGGAGTAAGCACTGCTGCAACTATTCAATCAGGCAACGATCTTAATTTACGGGCTGCTGGACAAATTACTGTTAACAGTCCTTTTGTATTAACTACTGCAACTACTGCACAATTATCTGCGTTAGGTGCAATTACACGACAAGGTGCAATACTTTATGTAGTAGATGCTGCGGGCGGTGGGCAACCTTGTTTCTATGACGGAGCCAATTGGAGACTATTCACTGATAGAACAGTGATATCGTAAGGAATGTCAATGTTACGAAAATATTATGTCGTAGTTGAAAATCCAAATGACAAGCCCGGCGTTCATGCAGATTTGACTACGGATTATTCAGACGAAGCCATTCCAGAACGTGCCGTAGAAATCATTAACCCAATGCTGCACAGTGAGCACAATTCTACTGTGATGCTAACTGACGAAGAAGCGGCGGCACTGATGTCCGATCTTAGGATCAAAGAAGTTCATAGAGATCCTGTTGAAATGGGCGTTAAGAAAAGAACAACAGGTATTAGAACTGGTGTTTTTAACAAATCAGTTGAGCCTTTTCAGACTTCAAAAAATTGGGGTTTGATTAGATGCCTAAGCACAGTGACTAATTTTCCAACAGGGTTTGGGTCTAGTACTGGTCCATTTACTTTTAATCTAAATGGTTCAGGAGTTGATATAATTATTATCGATACAGGTGTCGAGCCTAACCATCCAGAATTTGCAGTTAATGCAGACGGTACTGGAGGTAGCAGAGTTGTAGATTACGACTGGACACAGCACGGAATTATTACATCTGCACCCACAGGCGGGTTCTTAGGGGACTGCGATGGACATGGCAGCAACTGTGCCAGCATTGCGGCAGGCAATACACAGGGTTGGGCACCGGGTGCAAATATCTATAGTCTACGTTCAGTTGGTTCAGGTGCGGCAACAGAATACGATATAACAGATGGCAGAGAATTAGGACTGTTAGATGACTTTGAAGTTTGGCAAACTATCAGAGCATTTCATGTAGCTAAGTCTGTAGATCCCACAACTGGTTACAAGAGACCTACTATTGTTAATTGCAGTTTTGGTTTCTTTTATAGCTACACAAGAGTAACAGGTATTAGATATCGTAGTACTAACTATGCCGTATCAACTACTACTGCGGCATACGGAACTATCGGAATTCCCGAAGGTGGCATAGGTGTACACGGATATTTCTATCCTGCATTAAATGCTGAAATAGAAAGTTGTATCAATGCCGGAGTTATTGTAGTAGCTGCTGCCGGTAACGATCGTCATAAAATTGATGTCAGCGGTGGTCTCGATTATAACAACTATTGGACTGAATATACGGGCTTTACTTATTATTACCATAGAGGATCAACTCCTGCAGGTACTAATGGAGTAATCTGTGTCGGTGCAATTGCAGCCTATGCAACTGCTGCGGTTAATCCCGAACATAAACGAGATTTTAGCTGCACAGGACCCGGGGTAGATATATGGGCCCCAGGAGATTATATTATGGGTGCATATGCAAATAGTGCATATGCATATCCTGCGGTAGCGGATCCTAGAAATTCTAATTACTATCTAAATGCCGTATCCGGAACCAGTCAAGCATGTCCACAGGTAGTGGGTGTATTGGCCAATGTGTTACAGGCAAGACCACAGATGACTCAACAACAGTGTTTAAATTGGACAACTTCTACAGGCAGCACATGGAAAGTTAACGAAAGTTATTACGGCGGTTCTGGCTACACTAACTGGGGCAGCTTACAAGGTGGCTCAGCTAAAGCATTGTATCAGGTTTTTAATTCTGCAACACCCCTCACAATCTTCGGATAAATATCTACTGTTCTTAGAGAGAAACATATGTCAAGCACCGTAACCAATTTTAGTAACAATATCAATGTTTTATATCCTGTGCCAGGAGTAGATAACGATACTCAGGGATTTCGAGATAACTTTGCCAGCATCAAAAATGCACTGCAATCTGCGGCCCAAGAATTAACTCAACTAGAATTAACTTCTGTAAAACTAAACGATGTAAATGACTACGGATACGAAGGCAGCATATATCGAGGAGTGCTCAAAGCAACAGGTATTGCAGGAACAGTTATTGATGACATATCATCAAGTACTCAAATAAACTATCAACTAGGTGGATATCATAAAGTTACTGTAGACGGTGCTGCAACCTTAACAGTGATCAACTGGCCATCTGATAGCAACATATATTCAACAGTAAGGTTTGAAATCTTAAACGCAACTACGTTAACAGGAACTATCAGTTTTACACAAGGTAGTAATGTGTTAAAGAAGGAAGCAAGTTTAACATTACCGCACGTTTTAGGAACTAATACAGAAGTATCTCACATATTTGAAATGTCAACTGCTGATGCAGGAGACACTGTATTCATAAAGTTTATCGGCACATATACTAATGTTTAACCCGTTGCTGGCAAATCCTGCTGATTTAAAAGATGCAGAACTAGAACAAAGAATTTTAGATCTCTCTAGAAAGTACGGTATTGCAGCAAGAACAGGAATGAATCAGGTATTACCACAAATTATTGTTGTGCTTAATACCTATAGAGAAGAAATGGCCAAACGGAATCAAGCAGCATTACAGGGTGCAACTAAGAAGAATAATGGCAATATTGACGACTTGATTAACGTAGATTAATATGTTAAACTTGTTAAATGAGATCTGACAACTACGGACAGTTAATATTAAACACAGACGATGCATTTAAGGCATTGTATTCTGGTAAAATCAAAAGTCTTGATAAGATTTTATTTGACGATACCGCAGAAATTAAACAATTCAATGCTGCCGTCAAGGAAAACTTTGAACATACTGCCCTTTTAAAGATTTACCAACAACCTGCAGATGTTGATTCTGTAGAGCTATTTGACAAAACTAATCAAAGTAATTGGTTTATGCCCGACAATTACTGCCCGGATTTGATACAACAAATTTACGGAATGTGCAAAACTGACGAACAAAGAGATAGAGTAAGTTCAGAACTAGAACTGTTTATTCAGCATGGCATGCTGGACCTATTGTATTACCTTAAATACTTGGTAGACACTATGCGTGAACATCAACTAATTTGGGGTGTAGGCAGAGGCAGTAGTGTGGCCAGTTATGTGCTGTACCTAATAGGTATCCATAAAGTAGATAGTATCAAATACAAACTCGATATACATGAGTTTTTAAAATAAGGAGTCAAAAATGACACGTAAAGTATATAGAACAATGAAGGGCAAAGAAGTTGACATGGACCAACTTCTAGAAAAAAATCAACTAATGCCAGCAGTAGGCAATGTGCGAATGAATGCTCGTGGAGATGAATTAGGACCAGGCGGCAGGATTGTTAAGAAGCGTGAAGACACTATTAATTCGTATTACGAAAGTAATCCAAACGCCACTATGAATAAAGGTAAAAAATGAAAGTCATAGGAAAGATTGTTCCTATTCGAGACAAGGTACTTGTGTCGGACATGAATTTTGACAGTCAGAAAACTTTTTCAGGTATTATCATTCCTAGTGACAACGGTAAGGTGCAAGGCATTCATCCACGATGGGCTAAGGTCTTTGCAGTCGGTCCTGAACAAAAAGAAGTAAAAGTAGGCGAATGGATTTTAGTAGAGCACGGCCGTTGGACCAGAAGTATCGAATATGAACTTGAAGATGGCGAGATGATCGAGTTGCGTATGGTAGATAATGCTGCTATACTAATGTCAGCTGACGAAGTTCCTAACGATGCATTATTTGCATTCCAAGTAGGAGCACCGGCTGAAAATACTTCTAATGTAGGAAAACAATGACCAACCCATTTCGTGATCAAGAAAAGTTTATGCGGGCCTGTGACCAAACGGTCGAAGAGTTTAACCAAGAACAATTTAAAATGTATCTCGGATTAATTGAAGAAGAGTATAAAGAACTCAAAGAAGCTATTAATAATCATGATCAATTAGAAACGCTAGATGCATTGATTGACATTCTAGTTGTTACTATTGGTACTATTCACAGTGCAGGTTATGATGCCGAAGGTGCATGGAAAGAAGTCATGAACACAAACTTTGCCAAGATTGACAAAGAAACTGGCAAGGTTCGCAAACGTGAAGATGGTAAGGTTCTCAAGCCAATAGGTTGGACGCCGCCGGATTTAAAACCGTTTGTAAAATAACACCAAAGGGTCTTGACAGACCCTTTTTTAATCTCTACAATATTTGTATGGGATATAAACATTCATACGATATTATCGAAGCCACTAACCAAATACGTGCTGCGGCACGTGAGTGTAGTAATCCACGCAATGACGGATTTGTTGCCTGGGGTGTTAAACAAGACCTGTATCAACTGAAATGGCAGTTGGACAAATTATTAAAAGAATGTCCAACATTTAGTCCGGAAGAGGAATGGTTACATGAGCAAGAGCAAAAACGGATCATTAACATCCTTAGCACAGATAAACCTGTATAAAGAATTTACAGATGAACTGCAAAAAGACCCTGCACGGTTAAAAACATTTTTGCGTAAAATTATGGGGCTGCCTCATATTACGTTGGAAGGTAAAGAAAAGGACAATGTTTTATTGTTGTTAGCATTAATGGAGCCGTTCAAGGCTACTAACAATCAGCACAGTTTTACAGAGTACTATATAATTGGTGAGACAGAATATCATGTTACTACCTTCCCTGGAGAAGATGTAATTGTTGACAAAATGTTAAAGGAAGAAGAATGAAGTGTAATTTTTGTAGGAAAGAAATCGCACCAGATTGCGACTATAATCAGGGCCGCTGCCCCTATCGTGAGCCTATGCTGACAAATTATCATTTTAGATTTTACAATCTAATACAAACTATTAAAGGATTTTTCAAACGTGGAAATTGAAGTACAACCAAAAGATACTAGCAAGGGACATTTTTATGTCAGCATTTGTAAGAGTGCAGTACGTATTGCCGCAGGTGCAGCCCTTATTATGGGGTCATTAGTTGTGTGCGGTGCTTTGCTTATTCTAGCAGAAATTCTAGGCATTGTTGAGGAAGTGGTATGATCTTCAACAAAATACAAGAACTTAAAAAGCAAGGAATGAAGATTGGCATTACCTTTAGCCAATTTGATATGTTACATGCAGGACACATTGCCATGTTAAGTGAGGCCCGCAACCATTGCGATTACCTGATTGCAGGTTTGCAAAACAATGCCAAGTGGGATCGTCCAGAAAAGAATGAGCCCATTCAAAGTATTGTAGAACGACAAATACAATTGGCTGCAACTCGGTACGTGGACGAAATTGTGGTGTATAATACTGAAAAAGACCTTGAAGATCTCTTGCTCATTTTGCCAATTGATGTTAGAATATTAGGTATAGAGTACGAAAAGAAGGAATTTACTGGTAAAGCTATTTGCTTACAAAGAGGCATTAACTTAGTTTTTAACGGTAGAGATCACAGTTTTAGTTCATCCAGCCTACGCAAACGTGTGGCAGAAGCAGAAAGTAAAAAATGAAGATCCAATTAGCGTCAGATTTACATCTAGAGTTTCATGATTTGAATCTCCAAAACCAAAACGGTGCAGATGTACTGGTGCTGTCTGGCGACATTTGCACAGCACAGGATCTTCATGATCATCCTGCGGCTCAGTTTGATCCGTGGAGCCCCGGAGCATTAGAAGACCTTAAACGTCAAGCAGGTAAAGCACAAAGATTCCGAGACTTCTTCAAGCGTGTTAGTTTTCAATTCTCTCATGTTATCTACGTGATGGGTAATCACGAACACTATCATGGTAAGTTTGATCGTAGTGCAACCTATTTGAGGGACGAATTCACTAGTATGGGTTTGGACAATGTTCATCTGTTAGACAACAACACTAAAGAAATTGACGGAGTTCATTTCATTGGGGGAACCTTGTGGACTGACATGAACAATCATGATGCACTTACTTTGTATCATATTGAGAATATGATGAACGACTTCCGAATTATTCGCATTGCTAACGAAAACTTTAAAAAGTTCTTGCCCAAGCGAGCAGTAGTTGAACATATTAAGACCAAGCAATACCTTCAAACAGTTATACAAGGACTACCTCAAGATGCTAAAGTAGTTGTATGTACACATCATGCACCTACTTTCCTCAGTATCGGAGAGCAGTACAAAGATGACACATTGATGAACGGTGGTTATGCAAGTAATCTGAGTGAGTTTATATTAGATCATCCTAGAATCAAAGTATGGACACACGGCCACATGCATCAGAAGTTTGACTATATGGTAGGGGACACTAGAGTTGTATGCAACCCTAGAGGTTATCCTGGCGAAATAGAATTTGATGATAACTTTATTTTTGAGGTGTAAAATGGGTGATGAAGAACTAGAACCTTATGAGGTGTTTGCTGAACAAATGGAAACTCGCTTTCCAAAAATGTTCGAAGAAGGATACGGTGGATTTGCCTGCGGTGAAGGCTGGTGGCCTATTCTTGAAGCATTGTGTGTTAATATTCAGGGCCATATTGATTGGAAGAATAAGACTCGTGCTCAATTATTAGAAGACAATCCGTATAATCACGATATTCCAGACGAAGTAGAACAAGTTGTAGTTCGTCAAATTAAAGAAAAATTTGGCGGACTACGTTTCTACTACGATGGTGGTGACGACGAAATTAGCGGAATGGTTAGAATGGCAGAAAGCTGGGCACAAAGATCTTGCGAAGATTGCGGTTCACCTGCTACTAAACAGACATCGGGTTGGATTAAGAATGTATGTGATAAACATTTTGAAGAATACGAAGCTAAACGTAAAGCAAGGTTTGCAGAATGAAATTACTCTGTGACGACTATAAAGAAATATATGTTTGGGTTGACGACCTAAATGAAGACTTAGAATTGAGCCCGCATTTTGACTACGAAGAAGACGCAGTTAGGTGGCGGGATAGAATGAAGCAAGAACTACTGAGAGAAAAGAAATGAAAATCGGATTAAGTTACAGCCGGTGTGTCCTGGACATTGTAGAAGGTCGAGTTGGCATAGAAGATGTACTAGTTTTAATTACTCGTACAAATTTTGATCCACGTGATGACGAACAATGGGCAGGAATTTGGTCTGGATATTGCTATGGCGGGCTGAGCAATCCCGAATGGAGTGATTACGATTTTCATAGTAAAGATGACGAGGACAAATTCCGTAGCGTCAGCATTATGCTTTACGCAGATGGCAAGATGCATCAACCTCGACAGTTTGGAGCTCATCCCCGCCGCCGTCCTGAAATTTGGCTAGAAGCAGTCTTGCCAAGTAGTGAACTGGAAACAAATCCAGCCGCTAAGAAAGCGTGGGATAACTTCCAAGTTATTGCCGGACTTACCAACACTACCTTAGATAAGGAATATCAATAATGAACTACGGTGCAGCAATAGCGTCGGCAAAATACGCAGAAGAAACAGATGTAGAGTACAGAATCGAATCTGCACTACAAAAAAAGAAAGTTAAAAAGCCAGGATTCTTTTCTCGATGGCTCATGAAGAAGTTGGTAGAAGGTGCCGATTTTGAAAAGCGTCAGAATCAAGAACGTGAATCAGCACAGAAAATAAGTCGATTATCTGGTTCTTTAATTAGTGTAGGCCCTCCAAATATTGATCAGCCAGAACGTGCAATTCAATTCACTGTGTATAATGCTAATGGTGGTAGAGTTATTGAGACACGCCGCTATGACAAGAAGACAGACCGCAATACAAACGGTTTGTACGTCATTAACAACGATGCAGATTTTGGTAAAGAGATTGATAAGATTATTACTATGGAACATTTAAAATCATGAGCAAAGAACTCTGGGTAGAAAAATACAGACCAAAGACAGTTGACGGCTATGTGTTCAAAGATGCACAGCAACGCAGGCAGGTCAATACATGGATTAAGGACAAGAGTATCCCTCATCTGTTGCTCAGTGGTACTGCCGGAATCGGCAAGACTACTATGGCTAAATTATTAATTAACGAGTTAGGCATTGAAGAATTTGATGTGTTGGAAATCAACGCCAGTCGTACTAACTCAGTTGAAGATGTTCGAGACAAAATCACAAACTTTGTTTCAATGATTCCTTTTGGACCTTTTAAAGTTGTACTACTTGATGAAGCAGATTATCTTACACCTAATGCACAAGCTGCCCTCCGCGGAGTTATGGAGCAGTTTGCTTCGACCGCTCGTTTCATACTTACTTGCAATTATCCTGCTCGTATTATCCCTGCTATCCACAGTAGATGTCAAGGATTCCACATCGACAGAGTCGATCAAACCGAGTTCACCGGACGAGTTGCGGTCATCCTGGTAGAAGAGAATATTGAATTTGAATTAGACGATCTTGATACTTTCGTCAAAGCAACATACCCGGACTTGCGTAAATGTATTAATACCGTACAACAACATGTGCAGGGCGGACAATTAGTTAAGCCAACGTCAGAAACTTCCACTACATCAGATTGGAAGATTGATATGGTTGATCTCTTTAAAAAGAAAAAGTTTAAAGAAGCAAGAACACTAGTATGTAGTAAAGCTAGACCTGAGGAGATTGATGAAATCTTTAGATGGCTATATGATAACCTAGACTTGTTCAGCACTGACGAAGATACTAAGGATGCTGCTATCCTTATTATCAAACAAGGACTAGTTGACCACACTATTATTGCAGATCCAGAAATTAATCTGGCAGCAACTATAATTAAATTAGCTAGAATACAATAAAAAAATCAGGTAGTGTGCAGGCCGGATAAACGGTTACACTACCTGATCGTACGATTTATGTTTAGCGAATGTGGTGTTTATTCGTTATCTGATTCCTTATAGATCTTTAATACTTCTCGAACTACAGGGTGACGTTCAACGTCTTTTGTTTCAAACCTTGCCATCGCAATCATACGATACTCACCTCCTTGGGCGTATAAACTGCAAAATTCTAGCAAGCCGTTCTCTCTAGGACGGTCCGCTTGATTCAAATCTCCTGTGACTACCATGCGACTGCCGTCGCCTAATCTAGTTAATAACATTTTCATCTGTGACGGTGTGGCGTTTTGCATTTCGTCAGCAATGACAAAGGCGTTCTTAAAGGTTCTGCCTCGCATATAAGCTAACGGCGATATTTCAATCGCTCCATCCTCTAGCATTTCTGCTATTTCTTTTGGATGGTAATACTCTTCAAATACATCGAAAATGGGCCTTGTCCAAGGTGCCATCTTAGCATTCAAATCACCCGGTAAAAAACCGTGTTCCTCATCTACGCTAACCGCAGGTCTGGTTACAATGATCTTACTGATTGCACCCTCTTTAAACAACTTAATGGCCATTTGAACGGCTAGCATAGTTTTACCCGTGCCGGCTGGACCAATAGCAAAAACAATGTATTTTCGAGGATTTTTCAGCAGTTCTAAGTATGTTTCCTGCGAAAGATTTCGCGGAACTATATTGACCTGTGTTTTTTTACGCAGATATTGATTCATTTGAATCAGATTTTGACCTTGTTCGGGACGAGCCATTACTCTTTCCTTACGTTTTGCTCTAGACAAATTATGCCTCCTTTGTGAGCGACCTGCATAGATATTTACTCAAGAGTATAAAAAAGCTAATCAAATAGGGTTCTTTCGAATCGTATAAATATTACAAAGAGAACCCCTATGCACGATATTGTAGATATTATTAAAAACGTACAGACTCTAAGCTCTAACGACACTGCATTTCAAATCCTAAAAGATTTTGAACGTGTAATCGACGAGTTAGATATCTATGTGTTTAAAAACTGGGAAGACGGTGAACTTATCGAAGGTCCTACTGTAAACAGGTATTCAGTTACCTGCAAGTTTATGTGGCCTCGTGAAGAGATGCCTGATCCTAGTGGCGGCGAAAGATTGTTAGACTATGGTTGCAAAATCACTTATCAGAAAGACAATCTACTCGTTCCTAGAAAAGTATATAGTCCAGATGATTTTAGACCTAATACTAAAAAAGGAAAACTAGATGCACATCCTGTTTGGATTGTGACTATCACTATTCCTAAAAAATTAATGCAGGATATCTTCCAAGGATACGAAGATCGAGAGAATAGTGCGTTGGCAGATTCACTAAAATACGAACAGTTACAGCAGGCAAATCAATCAGCTGTTGCTGGAGGTGGAGAAGAAGCCGCAGCAGGCGGCCAAGTTGCAGGAGGAGCACCTAATGAAGCACCAGTTGTTTGAAGGTCTTAGGAGAGGTGATCTGCAAGGATTTGTAGATACAACTTTTACTATTGATCAATATACTAGCAAGATGGGGCAAGACTCCGATGTACTAGTCTTAGGATTTAAAGTTAACGATAAGCATCCTGCTATCGATTTGATGGAGTTTATTGAAAAGGGCTATCCTTTTGTACTCGATGCTGACATGAGCAGCGGAGAAGAGAGAGATGGCAAATATCAAGTGTTTGTAGAAATACAAAGAACTAAACATTTGCCTGGACAAATTAGAGATTTGTTAAGTGGCGTTGGTCAACTGGTCGACAGTGTTGATTGGAGATACCGATACCATAAAGGCGGAAAAAGCAGAGCGTTTAGCGAACAGGCAATCCAAGAAGACATTCCGTTGTCTGAAGAAGATTACAAAAATAAAATGCTAGAAATTAAAGGAGACGCTATTAAAGAATTCTTTGATAGAACTCCGTTTGATTCTGTAAAAATTGACGAGAATCACAGCGTTACTATTTCTAAGCCATTTTCAGGATCTGTTAATTTAGAACTATTAGCAATGGGGCCGTATCAAGAAATACAAGACAGCTTACAAGGTGCTATTCAGTTAGACGAAGCTAGCCAAAGTCAGGTTAATTTTTTAGAAAAATATTTAGGTCCTTACGAAATACATAAAATTAATGATAAATTTTTAGTTCGTAATGGAGATACAGCGTTAGTTTTTAAAAAGGAACGATGGTAATGGATCAAGAAGAATGCCCTAAATGCGGCGGAAAACATAAGAGGTAATAATGAGCTTTACATTTGATTTTAAAAAAGAACATCTAGAAGAAATGATTCACGGCAATCCGTATGTGGATCAATGGTATGATGCATTATATGCAATTTTGCCAGAATACCAGATCAACACACCAGAACGTGTAGCAGCATTTGTTGCTCAATGTGCTCACGAAAGTGGCGGCTTTAGAGCACTTAAAGAAAACTTAAACTACCGTGCAGTGACATTAAGGAAAGTATTTCCTAAATATTTCACAAGTGATGAAATGGCCGCACAATACGCTAACAAGCAAGAAGCAATTGCTAACAGAGTTTATGCGAATCGTATGGGCAACGGTAGCGAAGCAAGCGGAGACGGATTCCGTTATTGTGGTCGTGGATTAATTCAGTTAACTGGTAAAGAAAACTATTCTTGGTTTGCTGCTAGTTTAGAAATGTCTGTCGAAGAGGTTCCTGAATACTTGGCAACATTTGAAGGTGCTGTACAATCAGCGTGTTGGTTCTGGGAAAGCACTGGATTGAATAAAGAAGCAGATGCTGGCGATATTAAAACAATGACCAAAAAAATCAACGGCGGTTTTATTGGTTTAGAAGATCGTATTAAGCATTACAATCACGCATTGCATGTTCTAGGAGCACACTAAAATGTGGCAATTAACTTGGATGCTAGGTCTATTACCTGATTGGTTTTGGGCATTAGTATTAATAGCAGGAGTGCTGGCGGTGCTAGCATCATTTGTTCTCAAGTTCATTCCTTTTGTTTCTACATACCGCTTGCCTTTACAGGTTGGCGGTATTTTAGCTTTGTTAGTGGGAGTTTACTTTCAAGGAGTAATTGCCAATGAAGCAAAGTGGGAAGCACGAGTAAAAGAATTAGAAGCTAAGTTAGTAATAGCCGAACAAGAAAGCAAACAGACAAATACTGTTATACAAGAAAAGATTGTAAAACAAAAAGAATTTGTCAAAGGCAAAACTGAATATATTACAAGATATATTGATAAAGAAATTATCAAGAAAGAAGAAATTGTCAAATATATCGAAACTTGTCCAGTTCCAAAAGAAATTATTGAGCTACATAATGCTGCTACTGAAATGAACAAAGCCGCAGAAGGAGCAAAGAAATGAAATACAGTATTTTAGCACTTGTATTTTTTCTAGCAGCGTGTTCTACTGCGGTACCCGTAAAACAAAAATGGCCCGAGGCACCTAAAGAACTTTTAGACAAGTGCCAGGCTTTGCAAAAAGCAGACCCTTCAAAGCCTGCTATAACAGATTTGCTAAAAACTGTAGTAGAAAATTACGGACTGTATTATCAATGCAGTTTGAAGGTAGAAGGTTGGAATGAATGGTACACTGAGCAAAAACGAATATTTGATAATTCAAATAAATAATTAACACTACACTTATTAGGAGCGACAATGTCAGAAGTGAAACCACTATCACGTTCAGAGCGTGAAGCAAAGATTAAAGACAAAGCAGGATGGGTCATTACCGTCATTGCTCTGTTACTAGCAGGCAACACATATGTTGCTAGCGGATTTAGTAGCAAAATTTTAGGTAATACTATTAAAGCTAACGATACTTGGAACTTTTATCAGGCAAAAAGTATCAAGCAAAGTATTGCAGAAGGTCAATTAGAAGCTACTAATGATACCCAACGTAAGGCCACACTACAGGCTAAAATTGATCGATACGAAAGTGATCCTAAGTCAGGTGAAGGAAAGAAAGAACTGATGGCCAAAGCTATCAGCATCGAAGCAGAACGAGATCAGGCTAAACAACATACACCGTGGCTAACATTTGCTGGCATGGCTTTCCAACTAGGAATCGTGTTGTTAAGTGCAAGTATTCTAGCTGTCAGTATGCCCATGTTTTGGGGCAGTATTGCAGTAGGTGCATTTGGTTCTCTACTACTAAGTCAGGGCCTGTGGCTGTGGCTACCACTATCACTATAAGGGGCGATCATGACAGAAGAAGTTAAACAAAGCGAAAGCGAAAAGAAAAAAGAAGATTGGATGAACAGTAAGTGGCGTCCAATGATGGGATGGATGTATATGGTTGTCTGTACTATGGACATGGTTATATTTCCAATTCTGTGGAGTTTATTACAAACTACAACAGGCACACAAATCACACAATGGAATCCGTTAACCCTGCAAGGTGCTGGATTATTCCATATTGCAATGGGTGCTGTTTTAGGTATTGCGGCATTTGGTCGAACTCAGGAGAAATTAAATGGAGCAAACAATGGAGGCATCTCCGTACCATCAACTAACGGTCCAGCATTTGGCTCGCCGTCAGCAGGAGGCTTCGGCACACCCAGTAGCTTTGGTTCACCAGCAGCAACACCGAGTTTCGGAGCACCGGCAGCAGGCCCAAGTTTTGGAGCACCAGCAGCAAGGTCACCAGTAACTCAACCATCGTTTACTCCTAGCTCAACATTTGTTTCAAGCAGCGGTAAGCCGGGTCCTATGCAGGGCCCAGATCCAGAACTATAAAAGGAAAAACTATGAAAAATATTATTTTTGTCGCAGGTCTAGCATTAGCATTAGCTACAGGAGCCCAGGCTGAAGAAGCTAAACCAGAAACTAAAAAAGTGTGTGTTAAAACCACAGATGCAAAGACTCAGAAAGAAGTTGAAAAGTGCAAAACTGTAAAAATACACGAAAAGCACGAAGGAACAAAAGTTCCAGAAAAAGCACCTAAGAAATAATCTTAGTTGACAATTAGAAAAAGGTATAGTATAATAAACTATACCTTTTCTTATGGACCATTACAAAACTTTAGGCATTTCAAAAGAAGCAACACAAGACGAAATTAAAAAAGCGTTTCGTAGTCTAGCTTCAAAACATCACCCAGATAAGGGAGGTGATACTGCCTCTTTTCAAAAAATTCAAGAAGCATATGCTACACTGGGAGATCCAGAAAAACGAGCAGCATATGATAATCCCAGTCCGTTTGGACAAGATCCATTTGGAGGATGGCAACAGGCAAATACCGGCGGAGTTCCGCAAGGATTTGAACAATTCTTTCATCACTTTGGTCCAGACCTGGGTGCAGTGTTTGGCAGAAGGCCTCAGCGTAATAAAAATATAAATCTTGAAACAGTTATTAGTCTAGAAGAAGCATTTGCTGGTAAAGAAATTATTGCAAGCTATCGTTTAATAAATCATCAAGAAAGAACGTTTGAAGTTAAAATTCCTGCTGGTATTAATGATGGAATAGTACTAAGGATTGCAGGTGCAGGAGATAATTCATTTGCAGGTATGCCTCCCGGTGATGCTATGCTGTCAGTAAGAATTCGCCCTCACTCAAGATTTCAGAGAAATGGAAATGATCTTGTTGAACAGATTAATATCACTGCCTGGGATGCAATGTTAGGCAAAGACCTTGAAGTAATTACAGTTGGAGGAGATAAACTAACTGTTCAAATAAAAGAAGGCACTCAACCAGATTCGTTCCTACGAATACAAGGCTACGGAATGCCAGTAATGAATAATCCCGGTATTAAAGGCAATCATATGATACTGATTAAAGTATCAATTCCTAATAACCTTACAGAGTATCAAAAGAATACACTGAGATCAATTGCATCTTAAATATTACTATGTTGACAATTATAAAAAATCCAGACCCAATATTGGCTGAAAGAATGCCAGAATTTGATTTTGAAAATCCACTAACCGATCCTGTTCAACTTGAAAAAGACATGATTGAAGCTATGCTTGCCAATGGCGGCATTGGATTATCTGCTAATCAAATAGGTGTTAGAACTCGTATGTTTGTTATGGGACATCAGAAATATCGAGATCATGCACAGGCATTTTTCAATCCAATCATTGCGAGAGTAACAGACGACTTGCTCGAAGAAGAGGAAGGATGCTTGAGTTTTCCCAACATTTATGCTAAAATAAAAAGACCAAGAGGAATTCTTGTTAGGTTTCAAAACTCAAAAGGTGAGACCCAAGAAGCTGAATTTTTTGGTTACGAGTGTCGATGCTTTTTACATGAATTTGATCATCTAGAAGGAATCACATTTCAAAATAGAACAAGTGCTCTCAAGTGGGCGTTGGCAGTAAAGAAATCAATCAAAAGGAAATACAAATAATGCTGGAACCAAATAACGATCTCGAAGGAATGTTTGAACGTGCGATCGAAGTTGCCGCTAAACATAAACATGAGTATATCACGCTGG